CGAGGCGCTGGCCCATATCGATGGTCAAGAGTTGAAGAACCTCGGGCCGGGCGCGCGCGAGCTCAAGAACGCGGCCGAGAGCTTCATCGAGCGCGCTGCGGCGGGCGCCGTGCCGATCCAGATGGAGGCCGAGATGGCGGCGATGCGGGCGCGCAATCAGGTGCTCGAGGACGACATCCTCGCGCTCAAACGCAAGGCGGCGGAGAACCCGTCCGGCGCCAGGGACTTCTCGGCGATGAGCGCCGAGCAGCTGCGCGCCTACATCACCGAGCGCACCGGCCACGCTCCGCACGGCAGCCTCGGCGTCAAGGTGCTGCAGCGGATGGCCGCCGATGCGACAACCGTGGCGGCTGAGAACGCCGCCTGAGGTCATCATGTCGCTGCTGAGCGTGGTGCAGGACGTTTGCGAGGTGGTGGGCGTCGAGCGCCTGCCGAGCGTGTTCTCCAACCTCAACATCGCGCGCACGCAGCAGGAGATGCTGACCTGCGCCAACGAGGCGGCGCAGAGCACCGCCTACGACACCCGCGACTGGACCGATCTGATCGTCACCACCACGATGACCGGCGATGGTGTCACCGCCGGGTTCCCGTTGCCGGCGGACTATCATCGCATGCTGGTGGACAGCAACGTCTGGACCTCGCTGTCGGCGCTGGTGCCGCTGCGCTTCATCAACAGCTACGATCAGTGGCTGCGCCGGGCGGCGAACAGTTACTGGGACAACCGCGGCCAGTACATCATCATCGGCGGCAAGCTGCTGATCCAGCCGGCGCTGGCGGCGGGCGCCACGGCGACGTTCGCCTATCTCAGCAAGAACATCATCAATCTGACCTCCGGCGGCCGCGGCGTCGAGTTCGCGGCGGATACTGACACTTACGTGCTGGCTGAGCGCCTGCTCAAGCTGTGCATGATCTACAAATGGAAGAAGGCCAAGGGCAGTCCCTACGCCGAGGATATGGGCGATTATTACGACGCCTTGACGATGAAGATGGGCCACGACCAGCCGGCGCCAATCTTAGTTGGATCGGCTCCGCTGTCCACGCAGATCAGCGCCACCGTCGCCTATCCCTGGCCGCTGCCGTCATGACCACGTACGCGGCGTTTCGCCGGCAACCTGTTCCGCAGCAGTACGCCCAGAACCTGCAGACGGTGACGCTGCCGGCGCCGACCCGCGGCATTATCCAGTCCGAGAACGACGCCTACATGGCGCCCGGCGGCGCCATCGTCTCCGACAATTGGGTGCCCACATTACGCGGTGTGAAGCTGCGCGGCGGCACGCTCTTGTATTGCGACCTGTACGGCGTCCCCGGCTGGGACATCGGCCAGTGGGACGTGGCGAAATGGGATGATGACACGACATCAGAGCCGCCGGACGGCCGCAAGCCGATCATTAGTATGTTCGAGTACGTCAACGGCGCGGCGATGCATAAGATGTTCGCCGGCCAGGAGACGACGTTGTTCGACGTGAGCTTGCCGCGGCCGGAGCTGGTCAAGTCCGGGCAGACCAGCGGCAACTATGCGGCGACGCAGATGGCCAACCAGTCGGGCGAGCATCTGATCGCCGTCAATGACGCCGGTGATCCGCCGCTGCATTTCGACGGCGCGACCTGGGAAGTATTCGACGCCGATCAGATCACCGGCCCGGCCGGCGCCGGCCCCGAGCACGGCCTCGGGCTGACCTACGTGTGGACCTACCGCTCGAGGATGTTCTTCGTCGAGGGCGGCACCATGAACGCATGGTATCTCGACATCGATGCGTACCAGGGCCTGCTCAAGATGATCCCGCTCGGCGGCTCGGCCGCGCGCGGCGGCGCGCTCCTGTTCGGCGCCACATGGTCGATGGACACCGGCGCCGGCACTGACGACAAGTGCGTATTCGTGACCACCGAGGGTGAGCTGCTGATCTTCGCCGGCGATAATCCCGGCGATCCGGCGCACTGGGCGCAGCAGGGCCGTTACGCGATCGGCCGGCCGATGGGCATGAACGCCCACATGCTGATCGGCGGTGATCTGTTGATCATGACAGTCGACGGCATCGTGCCGATCAGTCAGGCCATCAACAAGGACGCCGGCAGCCTCGACCTTGCGTTGGTCACCAAGACCATCCGCCCGATGTGGCGCGCCGAGGTCGCAGTGAAGGGCGAGCTACCTTGGACCATGCACCGCTGGGACAGCTACGGCGGCGTGTTCGTGACGTGGCCGGGCGGCGCTCCAGGCAACCGCTACTGCGGCATCATGAACAACGCCACCGCCGCCTGGGCGCGCATGGTTGGCTACGACGCCATGTGCTTCGCCGCCATGAACGACGACTTCTTCTACGGCACGCAGGACGGCACGGTGGTGCAGTGCGAGCGCGGCGGGAGTGATAGTGGCCAGCCCTACACCGCGACGCTGGTCGGCGGCTGGGAGCTGTTCCAGGCGCCGAGCGCACAGAACGTGTGGTGGCAGGCGCGCGCCGTGTTCGCGGCCGCAACTAATCAACCATTTATCCCGACGCTCGACGCCACCGTAGACTATCAGGTGATTATTCCGCCGCCGCCCAATGCCGGCGCCGACCCTGGCATTGGCGACGTGTGGGACCAGGGGCTGTGGGACGCGGCGCGCTGGGACCAGCCGTCGACGGCGCGGCCGCCGGTGCGCAACACCCGGTGGGTGTCGATCGGTAAGATGGGCTTCGCGCACGCCCCCATCGTCCAGATCACGGTGTCGCAGCAGGCGCCGCCCGATGTGGAGCTGCTCGCCATCGCCGCCACCTACGAGCGCGCCGGCGTCAACGTATGAGGTAGGCCATGTCTGACACGTATGCCTCCGGCGGACGCGCCGACATTTCCCGCTTCATGGTGGGCCGCTGCATGGCCAATCCCGGGCTGCCGGAATGCGGCGAGCTGGGCTTCGGCGGGCCCACGGACGGCAGCATGCCCGGCGGCACCCCTGGCGGGCCCGCGCCAGAAGGCGGCCTGTTCTCCAGCATCGAGTTCGGGCCACTCAACGACCCTGGCTACACCCCGCCGGAGGGTCGTGGTCCCTACACCGACATGACCTCACCGCCGCCGCCGGCACCGCCCAATGTGCCGGGGCTGCCGCCGGAGAGCAGCCGCGGCGTCACCCCGCCGCCGCCGGATATCCCTGGGCTGCCCCCGGCCGCACCATTCACGCCCGGCATGACCCCTTCGTTCGGGCGCGATCCCAATGCGCCACCGGCGGTGCCGTTCGGGCAGGTGCCGACGCCGACGCCGGACCCGCGCGGCCGTGATCAGGTGCCGTTCGACCCGTTCGAAGCCTTCCAGAACTTCGAGCAGCCGGTCGTCACCAACAACCCGATGGAGAACCCGGTCACCAACCCGGCGAACGTGCCGACAGCGACCCCGGCGATGCCGGCGCTCGACGTGCCGGCCGACTACGTGCCCGGCCTCGGTACCGTTCCAGGGTTAGACACGGCCCCGGCGCTCGGCGGCCTCGCTGGAGCGATTGCGGGTGCGCCCGGCCTTGGTGGTGCGCTGACTGGCGTAGCGCAGGGCGTGGCGGGTGTGCCCGGCGCTGTGCCGGGGGATGTGCCCGGCGCCGTGCCAGGGGATGTGCCCGGCATGGCCGCCACCCACGGCGTGGACTACAGCGACGTACAGGGCTTCGGCAACGTCGCCGGCTCCACCTATGGCGGCATGGACTACTCGTTCGGCGGCGCGCCCGGGTCGCACACCAGTGCGGCGCCCGGCGACTACACCGGCGGTCTCGCGGCGCCCGGCAGCATCGATGCGGCCGCGGAGGCGATAGGCGCCGCGGTAGGAGCCGGCGGCTACGGTTATGGTGGTTTCGCCACCGGCCAGGGCGACTTCAGCGGCGTCGCGCAGGGCGGCATGGCATCTCCGGGTGCGGTGACTGACGCCAACACGACCGCGGCGGCGGCCGCCGGCATCGCCGGAGGCATACCGTCCGATGCGGTCGGCTACGGCCTCGGCGGCATGGGCTACGGCTACGGCCAAGGCTTCGACGTGGCGCCCGGCGGTCTTGATGCGGCGGCCAACGCCGCCGCCAACGCCGCGGGAGTGGGCGGCTTCGGCTTCGGTGGGGTGTCGACCTCGACTAGTTTCGATGAGGCCGCCCAGGCGGCCATGGATGCCGCCTCCTCGGTCGGCTACGGCGGCTATACCGGCGATGCGCCCGGCGGCTACGCCGGCGGTTACGGCGATGTTACCGGCGATGTCACCGGCGAGGCTGGCTACGGCGAAGGTGGCTACGGCGGAGGCGGCTACGGCGAAGGCGGTGTCGGCGGCTCGGCAGCCGGTGAGGCTGGTGTCGGCGACGGCGGCTACGGCGGCGGCGGCTACGGCGGCGAAGGCGGTTATGGCGGCGAAGACGGTGTCGGCGGCTCGGCCGAGGGCGGCGCCGGGGCTGATGAAGCCGATGGCGCCGCTGCTGACGGTGGCGCCGCTGACGGTGCCGCTGACGGCGGTGATGGTGCCGCTGACGGCGGCGATGATGGCGACGATGGCGACGGCGGCGACGGCGGCGACGGCGGCGACGGCGGCGACGACGAATAGGCTATGACGCCGGACTGCTTCGTCATCGACGACTTGCTGGCGAGCGAGCAGCAGCTCGAGATTTATCAATACCTGCGCAACGGCGCCTGGACGTTCGGCTGGAAATCGGCCCGCAAACGCGACCAGTTCATGTTCTGGCACCGGCATTTCGCCGGCCACCGCAACGTCGACAACGAGGCGCCCTACGCCTGCGAGGAGGAACTCAAGACCAGCGCGCCGTTGGTTCACGCCGTCTGGCTGCTCCTGGCGCAAGACGTGCTGGCCGGGCGGACGCTGATCCGCTGCTACGCCAACGCCCATACCTACGGATCGGATGGCACACTGCACACTGACAGCAAGTCGCCGACCTGCCAGACCGCGATCTACTACTCGCACCCGGGCTGGCGGCCGGACTGGGCCGGCGAAACCCTGGTCTTCGACGCCGAGCAGACCGACATCGTTGCCGCAATCCACCCGAAACCGAATAGACTGGCGGTGTTCAGGGGCTGCCTGCCGCACGTCGCCAGAGGTGTGTCACGGACCTGCCCAGAGCTGCGGGTCACGCTGATGTTCAAGGTGGATGATGATCCCAGAGAGCCACCGTCGCTTCCTGACGCTTAAGTGCGGAGCTGACACGATCCGTCACTCGCGGCGCACGCTGCTCGAGCACTTGAGCGGCACCCATGACCTGCTGGAGGCCTGGGACGCGCCCCGCCCGGTGCGGCTGGCGGGGCTGTATCACTCGATCTACGGCACCAACCAGTTTCAGAAATGGGCTTGGCCAATCACCAGCCGCGCCGCGATCCAGAACGTGATCGGTCGCGAGGCTGAGGCGCTGGTCTATATCTTCGCCACGGCGTACCGCCCCGGCGCCTTCTTCGTCGAGCCGGACACGCCGCAGCTGCGCGCCCTGCGTGAGATTGAGGCGGCGAACCTGCTGGAGCAAGGTTCGACATCGAAATGGTTGATGCGGCTCGCCGAGAGCGACATCAGCGCGAATGCCCGGAACGCCCTGGTGGAGGCGATCGAAGCGAATGCTGAACTACCTGTTCGGTGACAATGACCGCGTGGTGGCGTTCGTGGCGGGGCGCCTGCCCGACTGTGAGCTCGGCTTCGGCAATTGCGTCACCATGGGCGTGCTGCGCGGCCACGAGCTGATCGCCGGGCTGGTCTACCATAACTGGCGCCCGGCCGCCGCCTCGATCGAGATCAGCGGCGCCGCCTCCGACCCGCGCTGGCTCACGCGCCAGAGCCTCGCGCTGATGCACTACTACCCCTTCACCGACATTCATGCGCAGCAGGTGGTGATGCAGCTCGACGCCGAGAACGAACGTCTGCAGCGACAACTGGCGAGCGTAGGGTATAAGTTTATCCTGTTCCCGCGCATGTACGGCCGCGAGCGCGACGGTGTCATCGCGCGCCTGACCTACGAAGCCTGGGCCGCCAATCGGATCATGCGCCGCGTCAGCCGCGGCCTGCCCGATATGCCGCCGCAACAGGAGGCCGCATGACGAACACCTACAGAGGCGCGCCGGGCCGTGATGCCATCACGCAGGCGCTGATGCAGATCACACAGCCGCCACCGGCGCCGAATTATCAGCAGTACCAGCCGCCCGGTGGCGGCGCCGGGCTGCCGACGCCCGGAGCGCCGGTTGCTCCGCCTAGCCCGCCTCCGGCGCCTGGGATGCCGGTCGGCGCGCCGCCGCCCGGCGCCATGCCGGGCGGTGGCGTGGCCGCCCCTGGTCTACCGCAGCCGATGGGCGCGCCCGCCATGCCGTCGATGCCAGCGCCAGGAATGCCGACACCGGGGATGCGACCGCCCGGCTACTGAGAGGATGAGCCGCCATGGGTAAGCCGACCGCGCCAGCGCCGCCCGATCCGACCGCCACGGCACGCGCCGCCACCGGCACCAATGTGTCGACCGCGGTCGCCAACGCCGAGCTGGGGAACATCAACCAAGTCACGCCGCAAGGTAACCTGGACTACAGCCAGAGCGGCACCTTCAACTGGACCGACCCGACCACCGGCTCGAGCTACTCAATCCCGCAATTCACCGCGACGCAGACGCTGACGCCGCTCGGTCAGCAGACGCTCGACCAGTCGAACCAGTCTAAGTTCAATCTCGCCTCGATCGCCAACATGTCGAGCGCGCAGCTGCAGCAGCTGCTCGGCGCCGGCATCGACCTGTCGAACCTGCCGAGCGGCGGCAATGCCGACTGGGGCCTCGGCGGTGTCGGGCAGGCGCAGGGCTCGGCGCCGGATGTAGGGTCGGAGCAAACGACGTTTGGCGCCACTGACCCCATCACGATGGACTACGACCAGAGCGGCGCGCTGACCTCGCGCGCCAACGTCGAGAACGCGCTGTTCCAGCGCATGCAGCCGCAGAACGAGCGCGACCTCGAGAACATGCGCTCGCAGCTTGAGGGTCAGGGCATCAAGTACGGCAGTCCGGCGTATCAGGCCGCGATGGACAACTATAACAGGGGTATCAACGACCAGCGCCTCGGCATCACGGCGCAAGGCGGCGCCGAGCAGAAACTGCAGAACGACATTGCCGCGCAGCATGCCGGCTTCAAGAATGCCGCCGAGCAGCAGCAGTATCAGCAGCTGCAGGGGCGCGGGCAATTCGCCAACGCCGCGGAGACTGGCAACTTCCAGCAGGCGCTGACGCGGGTGCAGCTGCAGAACGCGGCGCTGGCGCAGCAAGAGCAGCAGCAGCTGGACCGCTTCAACGCCTCGCAGTCGCAGCGGGCGCAGACCATCGCCGAGCGCTACGCGGCATTCAATCAGCCGATCAACGCCATCACCGCCTTGCTGTCAGGCTCGCAGGTCAGCAACCCCAGCCTGATCAACGCCAACACCGCCAAGATACCGACCACCGACACCGCCTCGATCATCAACAACTCGTTTACCGATAGCCTCAACGCCTACAAGCAGGAGAGCGCGAACTACAACAACATCGTCGGCGGTTTGTTTGGTGCGCTCGCCGGCACGATCAAGTCGGACGTGCGCAGCAAGGAGAACATCCACAAGATGGGCAGCGTATTCGTGCCGTCGCAGCAGAAGGTCGCCAAGCTGCCGATCTATCAGTACAGCTACAAGGGTGATCCGACTGCGACCCGCCACATCGGCCCGATGGCGCAGGATGTCGAGAAGCACGACCCAGCCGCCGTGGTGGAGGACAGCGAAGGGACCAAGTACATTGACCAGCGCCGCCTGATGGGCGGGCTTCTGAGGGCGGCCTGATGGCACAACAAGAGCAAGGCTCGGTTATCGGCTCCGGCGGCGGCCCGGCCAGTATCTTCTGGGCCGACGCCGACCCCAGCTCGCCGCTCTCGCTGGAGCAGCTGCGCATGCGCCAGAGGATGGCCGAGCTGCTGGCGCAGCAGCGGCCGAGCGACAACCCTACGATTGGTGGCGGCATCCAGCGCATCGGCGAGGCGATCGGCTCGCGACTGAGCAACACCGATCTGGACCGCCAGAGCGCGATCTACGAAGGCGCGCTGCGCAAGGCCGCGCAGGCGCAGCCAATCCCCGGCACCGACCCTGCCGCGGTGACCGCGCCGCCGCCCGAGCCGCCGCCGCCCGAGGCGCCGTCGACGCGCGGCGTGGAGCCGATCCCGGCGGCGGTGCCCTGGGTGCCGCCGGAGGCCTCTGCAGCGCCGCCGCCCGACGCGCCGCCACCTGCCCAGCCGCTGGCCGGCGGCGGTGCCGGTGCGACCCCAGCGCAGCTGCTGGCCGGCCGCGACCTGCTCGCCCGCACCATGCTGGCCAACCCGCGCGGTACCGCGATCCCGGCCCCGCCCGTAGCCCCGCAAGGAGGGGGCGCGCTGCCCCCTTTCTCCCTGGATACGGTGGCCGCTGGCGGCAGCTCGGGTACTAGCCGCGCCGCGCCCGACGAAGGCACGCCGCCGGTGCTGTTCAACGTGCCGACGCGTGCCGCCGCCTCGACCCGCGGTGTCGACCGGCCGCCGGCCGCCGCGCCGCCGGCCACGGCCTGGGAGTGGCAGCCGACCCAGAAGCCGGTGCCGCCGGTCCCGGACCAGCGGCCGACGCCCGAGGAAATTCACGGCATCAAGCTGATGCGCGAGCACCCGCTCGACCCGAATTATGCGGCGCTGGCTAAGCCATGGATTGAGTATGGCCAGCAGAAGCGCGCGGCCGCCTTCGCGCAGCGCCAGGAGGCCTACAAGGCCGACCTCGCCGCCTGGATGAAGGACCGGGAGCAGCTCACGCCCACGTCCGTGCAGGAGCGCGCCAAGCAGGCGCAGACGATGGTGACGCCGGGCGCGTCGACCGGCCCGGTTCCGCAGGGGGTGCTGAACACGCCCAACAGCCCGTTCCGCTCCGGCGTGCCGACGTTGCCGCCGCTGCCGCCCGGCGCCATCCCAGAGAAATGGGCGAACGACCAGATGAAGCAGGCGGCGACCGACATGCAGGCGGCCGACAAGGCCGATCAGAGCGTGCCGGAGGCGCTCAACGTGCTGCACCAGATACGCACCCATCCCGGCCGCGATGCCGGCATCGGCGTTCTCGGCGAGGCCATGCAGGGTCTGCGCGGCACCCAGGCGCGCGGCTTCGCTGAGCTGCTCAAGCAGGCCAATGGCGGCGCCTTCCTGCAGGCCTACCAGACCATGCGCGGCACCGGCGCGATCAGCAACGTCGAAGGCCAGAAGGCCGAAGCCGCGATCGCGCGGCTGTCGACCGCGCAGAACAAGGAAGATTTCAACCACGCGCTGGATGATTTCGAGAACACGATCCGCCGCGGCTACGAAACGATGCAGCGCAAGGTCAACCGGCCGGTGACGGCCTATCGCGCCACCACGGACAATTCCAGCTTCGCTCCCGACCGTGGCACCCAGAAGGACGGTTTCGAGTACATCGGCGGCAATCCGCGGCTGCCGGAGAGCTGGAAGAAACTATGACCAAGGCCGGGCCCTGGGAGGACTACGCCGACCCGGCGCCGGCGGCGACGCCAGCGCCAGGGCCGTGGAACGACTACGCCGATCCGACGCCGCCGCCAGCGGCCGCAGCGGCCGCAGCGACCCCAACCGAGAGCCCTGGCCTGGACTGGACCGACATCGGCAAGGGTGCGGTCGGCGGCCTCGGCCGCGGCACGGCCGGCGTGCTCGGCGCCGGGGGCAGCATTGGCGAGGCCACCCGCGCCGGGCTGCAATGGGCCGGCGTACCCGATCGCCTCATCGACACCGCCGCCGCCGTGACCCGGCATCTGCCGGGAATGCGGATATTCAGCGGGCCCGACCCGGCGCAGATCAGGCAGCTGCTGGAGCCCTACACCGGCAAGTTCTACGAACCCAAGACCACGGCCGGACAGTATGCCTCGACCGTGGCCGAGTTTGCGCCGGCGGCGCTGTTCCCGGGCGGCGGCGGCGCGGCTGCGCGCGTCCTCAATACCGTGGTGCCGGCGATCGCCTCGGAAACCGCCGGGCAGGCCACCAAGGGCACTTCATACGAACCCTATGCGCGCGCCGCTGGCGGCCTGCTCGGCGGCCCGCTCGGCGCCAAGCTGATCACTCCCGCAGCACCCGCGAGCGCCGCCCGCGCCGCCGATGTGGCGACGCTGGAGGCGGCCGGTGTGCCGCTGACGGCGGGCCAGCGCACCGGCTCACGGCCACTGCAGTGGTTCGAGAGCACGGCCGCGGACATGCCGTTCGTCGGGCCGGCAGCGCAGCGGCTCGCTGATCGCGCCTCAACCGGCTACGACACCGCCCTGACCGACCGCATCTTCAGCCGCCCGGCGCTGACCGCGCGCGGTGTCCCGGCCGAGGCGTCGCTGCCGGGGGCCGACGTGGCGGCGGCAGGGCGACAATCATTGAGTGACGAGTTCGACCGCATCACCGCCAACAATACGCTGCGCGCCGATCCGCAGCTCATGCAGGAGCAGCAGCGCACGCTGGCGGCGTATGAAGGCGGCGCGCTACCCTCGCAGCGGGCCGGCGGTTCGCGCGATCTGGCCGCCATCCACAGCGATATTCTCGACCATCTGATCGCCAACAACGGCGGCATGGCCGGCGATGTCTATCAGCAGACCCGGTCGCGCCTCGGCACGCTGGCGCGCGGCTCACAGGCCGGCGATCCGTATCTGGCTGATGCGCTCACACAGACCCGTAATTCCCTCGATGCCGCCATGGCGCGCAGCATGTCGCCGGATGACGCCGCGGCGCTGACCGACGCGCAGCGGCGCTGGGCGCTGATGAAGCAGACCGAGAGCGCGGTGTCGCGTGCTGGCGAGCACCTGTCGCCGGCCGGTGTGGCGCAGGCGGTGCGGGCCGGGCGGGCCGGGCAGTACAATCAGAACGCCGGGGCGCTCGACGAGCTGGTGCGGGCCGGCGCCAATGTGCTCAAGCCGCTGCCCAACTCCGGCACGGCGCAGCGCAGCGCGGCGCAGGCGCTGTACAATATCCCGAGCGCGCTGGCGCATGCCGGTCCACTGGCCGCAGGTGGCGCCATGGCGACGCTGTTCGGCTGGCCCGGCGCGCTCGCCGGGATCGCGGCGCCCTATGGCGCCGCCCGCTTCGCCGTCAGCCGGCCGGGACAGGCGTGGCTGGGCAATCGTGTGCTGCCGCAGAACATGCGCGACGTGATGGCGCAAACCATGGCACAGCAGGCGGGGGCGCTGCCGCTCGCAATTACGGACAACGCGCAGGCGCGCGCCGAGTATGATCGACGCCGCGCCGATGAATTGCGGCGCCAGGGTCTGCAGTAGGGAGAGGCTTATGCCCCGTAACGGCGCCGGCGTTTATTCGACCCCAACGGGCACCCACGGCACGCCCAACACCACCATTCTGTCGACCGCCTACAACAACAACGTGGACGATGTCGCGACCGACCTGAACACGCCGCGGCCGCTGGTCGCCGGCGGCACCGGCGTCGACAACGCCACCGACGCCGCGATCGTATTCAAGTCGGAGACGGCCTCGCAGCTCGTCTCCGACTACAACGCGCAGGTGTTCCTGCCCGGCTCGTTCTATTCGCTCGCCGCCGCCACCAATTCCCCAGTGGCCGGGCATGCCTTCTCCGGTCACTGCTACAGCGGCGACCCGCTGCCGGCGGTCGCCGCGGCGCCGGCGAACCTCAATCTTGTCATCGAGGCGCGCGACCAGAGCGACACGGTCGTTCCTGGCACGCTGTATATCCGCGAGCGCAAGGCCGGCGTCTGGGGCGCCTGGACCAACCCGGCCACCATCGCGATCGCCGCCGCCATCAACACCTTCACGCCGCCACCGTGCGGGCGGCTGGCCTGGGTCAGCGCCACAACACTGAGCTACAAGCCGCAGCTCGGCAACCTGCTGCGGATCAACGGCCAGAACTATGTCATCCCGGTCGCCGGCATCGCCGGCCTCAGCAGCACCGGCGCGTTCGTCAACGGTACCGGCGGCGCGAGCCTCGCAGCCAACACTGACTACTGGGTCTATGCCTTCGTCAATTCCGGCGTGGTCACGGCAGACTTCCGCACGGCGGCCACGCACACGCCGAGCGCAACGCCCGGCAACGAAGGCGTCGAGATACTGACCGGCAACGACACCCGCACGCTGATCGGGCTCGTCCATACCAATGCGAGCGCTCAATTCGCCGACAGCGTGACGCAGCGCTTCGTGCTGAGCTGGTTCAATCGCAAGCGCCGGCACATGCTCAACACCTTCACGGTGTCGCGCACCACCACGTCAGCGGCGCAGATCGAGGTCAATACCGAAATCCGCTGCGAGTTCATGCTGTGGAACGACGACACGCCCTACTTCTCGGTCAACGCGATGACGTTCCCCGGCGCCGCGGCGGGTAACCAGACGTTCACCACGATCGGCTTCAATACCGGCTATGAGCGCGCCAGCGTCAACAATCAGGGCGAAACCAACTTCCAGCCCGGCATGGGCGGTAGCGTCAGCATCTGGAAGGCGCCGCTCGGCGAGGGCTATAACTTCGCCACCCTGGTCGGCTGGGTCGCGCCCGGCGGCACCACCGGCACATGGCTGGCGAGCTGCACGCTCACCGGCTCGGTCACCGGGTGATCACGGCCACGCCCAGGGAGGCGGTCGACGCGCTCAAGGGTACGCCGATCCTGCTCGCGGCGATGATCCTCAACGTCATCGTGCTGGCCGGCTTCGGCTGGACTATTCACCAAGTATCATCCTCGATCGAGCGCCGCGACGCGCTGATCAAGTCCTGCCTGGAGAAGTAGATGGCCTACGATCGGATCGTTATTTCGTCCGGGCACGGCAAGTATGTGCGCGGCGCCGCCGGCATCATTGACGAGGTCGACGAGGCGCGTCTCGTCGTCACCGAGCTGGCTAATGAGCTGCGCGACCGCGGCGTCACCGTGCACGTGTTCCACGACGACACCAGCCATTCTCAGAACGAGAACCTCAACACCATCGTTAACTACCACAACTCGCACAGCCGCGATCTGGACGTCTCAATACACTTCAACGCCTACGAACAGGTCGAGAAGCCGATGGGCGTTGAAGTGCTCTACGTCACGCAGCCGGAGCTGGCCGGTAAGGTTTCGGCCGCGATCGCCGGCTGCGGCTTCATCAACCGCGGCGCCAAGAAGCGCACCGATCTGTTCTTCCTCAACAACACCGAGATGCCGGCGATCCTGATCGAGGTCTGCTTCGTCGACAGCGAGGCCGACACCGACATCTACGGCCTGCAGTTCGAGGCGATCTGCGCAGCCATCGCTGACGTGCTCGGCGGCGCGGGCGACGGCGTCGAGCTGCCGGAGCGGCCGGGGCGTCCGCCGGCGACGGTATCGCAGATTACCGGCAACGCCTCGACGTTCGGCGGCCCGGACGACACCGGCGTGTCCGCCAGTGAGGGCCTCGCCTTCATCAGCGACATCGAGCAGGCGCCGCACCTGTTCCTGCCGTACCAGCCGAGCGGCACCACCGGCCTTGCGCGACGCTTGAACCCTTACGTCCACTACATCGCCTGCCGCTGGGACTACGACCGTATCTCCAAGGACGACCTGCGCGACACCACGGTAATGGTGCGAGCGACGTTTACCGGCATCGAGCTGGAGGCGTTCCCGGCCGACTGGGGCCCGCACGAGGATACTGACCGTGTGGCCGACCTGTCGCCGCAGCTGATGGCGGACCTCGGGATCACGACCGACGACGAGGTCACTGTGACGATGCCGTACTGATGCCGAGGGTCTGCGTATCAGCTTGGCGCGAGGTCGACGACGAGCCGGCGTCGGAGGTGGCGCAGCGCGCCGCCGTGGCGCTGGCGGTGGCGCTCGATCGCCGCGGCGTGGCTATTCACCAGCTCGGCCGCACCTCCTCAGTAAACCAGCGCGCATATGAGCAGACCCTCCTTGACTGGCACAACAGCATGCAGCGCGAGGTCGACATCGCGATCCGCTGCCAGCGCCGCCAGGACAGTGGCAGCGTCTTGGTCGGCTATCACGGACCAGCGCAGGAGAAACTGGCTGCTACGCTGGCCGCAGCCGTTGCCGGCGGCGGCGGTCAGATCAATGGCCGCGCGCAGGCGCGCCCGGACGTGCCGTTCCTGACTGGGTCGCATCAGCCCGCATTTCTGGTGGAGCTGCCGCTCGAAGGTGGCGGTCACTGGCGCGGCGCCGCCAAGGCGCTGGCGAGCGCCCTGGAACCGACGCTCAATCCGCGCGTGGCGGTGTCGCTGACGGTGCCGGATGATGTTGAACTCAAGCTGATCATTAACGGGGAAGAACTATTGCTCCCTGATTGACACCACGCCGCAAATCACGGCCTACCGTGAGCTGTACTGTGGCGTGATGATGTGTGTGGCGCCCGCCGCGGACCCTCTCCGCGGCGGGCGTGCCCTTATGCAGCGGACGCCGGTAGGCGCGGTGCAGCCACGTCCCGCCGGCGCCCGGCCCGGCCTGCCGCCTGCGTACGAACGACAGACCAAGCTCACAGCTTCCCCAGCAGCACCAGCACGATCAGGATCACCAGCAGCAGGCCGAGCGCGCCGCCGCCGTAATATCCGGTGCCGTAGAACGGGCCGCCGCCCCAGCCGATGCCACCGCCGAGCAGCAGGAGCACGAGCAGAATGATCAGGACAAGTCCGACAGTCATGTGGGCGCCTCGCGCAGGTAGGACAGCAGCAGCTGGGCCCGCGTACAGACCCGGTCGATATCGCGCAGGTGATCCAGCACCATCGGGCGGGTGGCCGGCGCCAGCGCCAGCTCGATCAGCTGGTCGAGCGTCGCCAGCGTGGTGTCGGCGGCGTGGCGCACGGCGCTGCGGACACTGGCGCCGTCGAGCCGCTGCACCGGCACGGCGCGACCCACCGGCTCGCCTTCGTAGTCCGATCCGACCGCCATCACGCACCCCCTTCACAGATTGACGAGGAGACGATACATCACAGGGCGTGAACGGACAATATGATGCGTCTGCCATGGTTAAGCAAATGAACGTCGCCGCGTTCCTCAAGGCGCTCGGCGGCGATCAAGTAGTCAGGTCAGTGCTGCAGGTAACCGCGCCGGCGGTCTGCAATTGGCGCGCCCGTAACGCCCTGCCGGCCAACACCTACGTGGTGCTCAAGACCATGGCGGCCGACGCCGGCGTCGAGGCGCCAGACCGGCTATGGAGCATGCGCGGCTTCGCGAAGGCGAAACGATGAGGCTGAGCTAACGTCGCGAAGATACTGCTCGAATGCCGCCTGCGCTGACATCTTGCGATGCACGCGGTTGAGCTTGAGGTCATCCACCGTCGCCTCGGCGACGCAGACCCGCACCACCACCGGCTCGGTCTGACCCGGGCGGTGCAGCCGCGCGAGCGTCTGTTCCCAATTCTCCGGCGACCACGTCGGCGCGATCCAGGCCATCAGGCTGCCGCCGTGCTGCAGATTGAGACCATGACCGCCACTGGCCGGGTGCAGCGCCATGAACGGCAGCTCGCGCTTGTTCCACCAGTCGATGTGCTGGGTCGCCTGCGCGTCAGTGACGCCGTAGCCAAGATGCGGCAAATGCCGGCCAGTGACATTGCGCACCACCTCCTGCATCAGCTCGAGGTCTTCGATGAACTCATAGACGAGGAGCGTTGGTGCGTCGGCGTTCTCCACCAGATCGGTCAGCCAGTCGCATTTCTCGTAGTGCAAATAGCGTACGCTGCCATCCTCCTCGTAGAGAAACCCATTGGCGATCTGCGCCAGCTTGCCGGTGGCGACGCCGGCCGAGGCGGCGATGATTGCAGCCTCGTCCTTGGTCTTGTCGCCATGCGCGATCAGCTGATTGTGCATCGTGGTGTAGCGTTCGCGCGCCGCCGGCGGCAGCGTGACCTGATCGCGGATGACAGTGAGCGCCGGCATCTGCGGCATGTCGCCGGCATCCAGGGTTTCGATCAGCGGCGCAATGGCGGCGTTGAGCTTGTCCTCGGCGTCTGGAAACGGCGCCCAGTTGTATCCCTGGAAATCAGTCGGGAAGAAGTAGGTGCGCTTCCACTTGTCGTAGCTCTTGCCCCAGAGCTGGCCACAGGTAATGACCCGCGCCGGCATGAACAGGTCGAGCGCGGAGGACGGCCGTAGCGTGCCGGTCAGACCCCAGCGCAGGCGCCACTTGCTCGCAACCTTGGCCAGCGCCTTGGCGCGCACGCCGGTGGGGTTTCTCAGCCTTGATATCTCGTCGATCACCAGCAGGTCGAACAGCGGGTGATCGGACGGGAATTGCTTCAGCTCGTCGAGCAGCCAGGGGATGAGGTCAATCCCCACAATAGTAAGCTCGCGGTATTCCGCGCTCATCAGCTGCATGGCGCGCTGCGCCGGCGGCCCGTCGAGCACGGCGTAGCTCATGCCGGCAGTGTGCTCCCACTCGCCGAGCGCCTCCGGCCAGACGTTGCGCGCGACCCGCTTAGGCGCGATCACCAGCGCGTGGCGGATCACGCCATCGCGGATCAGCTCGTTGATCGCAGTCAACGCCACCGCGGTCTTGCCGGCGCCCATCCGCGCGATCAGGATCGTTGCGTCACTCTCGTACAGCCGCGTGGTCATGCGCTGCTGATAGGGCCGCAATTCCGTCTTCGCTCTCATGTCCGGTTTCCGCCTTGGTGTAGTAATACGCTACGGTTTCTTCCGACATCAGCGGCAGGCCGGCGGACCAGTCGAAGCCGGTCTGCATCAGCCCACGCAGCATGGCGCGGGCTTCACGAGCGTCACGCTGGTTTACTTCGACGAGCACTTCATCGTGCGTCTGCAGCCGCACCATCATGCGCTTGTAGTGACCGCTCTCGAGCCGACGCAGCGTGCCGCGCAGGCAGTCCGCCGCCACTGCCTGCACGATGTTCTCAGTCAGCAGGCCGGGCCAGACCTTGATGCGGCCCGCGCCGCGGCCGCAGCGCAGATGCCACGTATGGCCGATGACGCGGTCCTGATCGTCAAGGTCGGCAACAAGGTCTTCGCGGATCGCACGGTAGGTCAGCATGCGCTTCGACGGCAGCTCGCACAGCAGCGAGCCGCCCAGGTAGTTCGGCAGATAGATGTAGGATACCCGCCCGACGCCGTGCTTGACGCCCGGCTCGCGCATGGCGCGGTGGGCGGCGCCCCATAAGCCGTAGGAGGTGTCCATGGTGTGCTTGCCCCAGAACTGGACGCACCACGGGTTCGCCTCGCGCCAGCGCTCGACCGTCAGCTTGGCCTCGGCCGGGTCGAGGTACATCCCGTAATTCGCGGCCATCGACTGCAGGGCGCCGACGCCGCCGCCGAAGCCGAGCGCCAGCTCGGCGACCTTGCCGCGCTGCCGCATCGGCTTGGTCACATCCTTGATCGGCACGTTGGACAGCGTCGCGGCGGTGCGGGTGTAGAGGTCGGGCTTCTCGGGATCGGCGTCGACCTCGCGGAAGATGTTCAGGCGACCCTCGCCGGTGGCGCCGGCCAGCCAAGGCAGCACCCTCGCCTCGATCTGCGACCAGTCCGACCCCACGAACACATTCCCTGGCGCCGGCACGAACACCGGCCGGATCAGCAGCGAGAGCTTGCGGGCGACCGGCGTGTCGTCGCCGAGCGCCATCAGCTGCTCGTAGCTTCCCTTGCGCAGCAGCAGCTCGATCGCCTCATGCTCGTAGGGCAGGGTATCGCGGGCGAGGTTGTGTATCTGCACGCCGCGCGACGACGCCCGGCCGGTCTGGCCGGCGCCGTTGAACACGTATTGCCCCAGGACAGCGTCGCCGGTGCGCTGCGCCAGCAGCTTGCGAAACTTGGCTGGCGTGGCGGCGCCGCCGTAGAGGCGTATCTGGAGCAGGCGCAAGGCCGCTAGGATGCCCGCTGGTGCGTTCGCGGCGGCGGTGGGGTCAGCGAGCAGGGCGCTGCAATAAGCGATCAGGTGGGTCGCGCAGTGGCGGTTGAGGCTATGCTTGGCCGGGCGCTTCAGGACGCCGTCCTCGTCGGCCTCCTCCTCCCGCAGCGTCAGGATCGAGCGGCCTTCGGGCGGCAGCCGCGCCATCAGCCAGTTCACCATGCGCTTGGTCTGGCTCACGGTGGTCACGGCGCCGGCCGTGAGCTTCGACAGCTCGGCGCCGTTGCGGGCGCGGTCTTCCGCGGCAAGCTCGGCGGCATGCGTGGCCATGGCAATGTCGATATGCACGCCGCGCTCGTTGATCGCCTCCATGGCGAAGTATTCCCGCCACTCCGCCAGCGGCAGCTGCAACGTGCGGCGGAAGATGGAGCGCAGCGCCTCGACATCCTGCCGGGCGTAGAGCAGGAATTCCGCCCACTCCTTGGGGTGTGAGGCTGGCGTGGCCGTGGCGCCCGGGACGGCGAACAGCTTGATCAGCGCCTTGCCCGTCTCCAGCTTGCGGGTGCCGCAGATACGCCCGGCGCCGGTCAGATCGCGCGGTAGTCCCGCGGCGGCGCCCTGCGCCGCGGCGTCGATGATGTGATGCGCGGCCAGCGCCGGGAAGCCGACAGTGGAGTAGTTCCAGACCGCCCGATCGAACGGCGCGTTCCAGGCGCACCAGACCGCCTCGCCGCGGAGCACGCGGGAATGGAAATGGCCTATTTCGTCAGGCATGTCCCGCCAGTGCAGCGGGGTATGATATTCACGCGCCACCACAGTCTTCGCAGGGCTCTCGCCGAGCGCGTAGGCCAGCACAGTGGCGTGGGCGTCGACCACGTAGGCGTAGGCGCCGGCCGCCTTGAGGTCGACGCTCTGGGAGCGGGTTTCGAAATCGATAAATCCAACACTGCCGGGGGCGAACGTCGCCCCCAGCGCTCGTTCGTTGCGGTCACTCATCGCGCGACTGGCCGGCGGCGCTGGCCCTGATACGCAGCGGCAGCAATCGCGGAGGCCGCTGGAGCGAGCGCTGGTGCCGGGGCCGGGGCGGCCTCGACCGGCGCCTTGCGGGTACGTTGGCGCATTGCGCCCCCTGGCGCAGGAGCGGCGGGCGCCGGCGCCGGGGCCGGCTCCGGTGCGGCCGTCGCCGCCTCGGGGGCGATCGCCGCCTTGCGCGGGCGCGCCGCCGGCGGCGGCTCGGCCGGCTTGGCGGCCGCAACCTGCGCCGGCTGGCCGGCCAGATTGCCATTCATATCGGACCAGTCGACGATGTCGAAAATCGGCTTCCAGGTCTCGCCCCATTTCGGGTGGTCGTAGCTCTCGGCGCCGAACACCAGCACCGGGCAGCAGTGCAGCGGGTCGGCGACCAGCCGCTGCTGGATCGCCAGGATCAGCTTGTCGAACGCCTTCATGCCGCCGTCGCTGTTGGTCTTGTAGGCGACCTCGGCGCCGGCATCCTCGCCGTCGTAGCATTTCAGGTTGAAGGCGCGCTGTTCCTTGTAGGGCGTGTTGTCGATCGGCGGCGGCATGGCCGGCTTCGGCTTGGTGATGGAGACCATCACCTCACCCTTGAGTTTGTTCTTATCATTACCGGAGGTCTCAACCCAGCAACACCAGCCGTGCGCCAACGACATGATATTGACGATCCATCGAGAGCCGCCCTGCACCTCCTCGTTCTCCATCCCGAATACCCAATTGCCGCGCTTGAGCAGGCGCAGCAGCGGCGTGCCGCCGCCGGACAGGATGGTCGAGGCGCGGCTCTCGGCGATGCCTTCCGCCAGCTGCTTGGCGAATTCCTGATGTGCTGTTAGCTCGTTCGTCATGGTCCTGTTTCCTGTTGCTATTGCTGTTGCTGTTGCTGTTGCTAGTTTCAGTCGTCTTGCGGAATTGGCGGCATCTGCTGCCAGCCCCCGCCCCGGCCCCGGCCGTCAGGTATTCGCCACACCGTGCCATCATCACAAACCGCGAGGATACTCGAAACATCCACCGCGACCTGAATAACCTTACGCGGCATCCTAGCTGACGCCTTAAGTCGTTCAATTGTTAGTTCCTTCGTCGACATAATCCTATCTCCTATTAAGTTTCAGTTTAAGTTCAGTTCGCCCTGCGGCGCATTGCGAGCGCCCCACTCCTTCAGCGCCGAGCTGAACTGCTCAAGCGCCAGCGCCTTGTCCACGACCGGCGCCGGATCATCAGTCGGCGCGAGTGTTGTCTCATTAGTTGGAGGCGCTACGCGCAAGTGCTCCGGTATCTTGACGCCGAGGCGTTTGGCGGTGGCGTCAGCCTTGCCGAACGTCACCAGCTCGGACCGCCATATCTCATGCTGTTTGAAACCGAGCGCCTCCAGCGCCGGTTCGACGACATCACGGCTCACCCACTGACGGTCCTTACGCTTGGCCTTGAGCCGCCAGCCCGGCACATGCCCGCCGGCCTCGAGGTAGGCGTGCATCTGCGCGTCAATCTCTGATTTGAGGCCGGACACGATGTCGACCAAGGCCTTGGCGTAGGCCAGATAGTCGCCGTAGTCGGTATGCTCGCGCGACGGTTCCGGCGGTGGCGGCGCCACGCCGAGCGCCGACAGATCGAGCAGCGGCCCGGTCCACAGCGGGCAGGTGGTCTTGCAAGGCGCGAAGCGGCAGTGCTCGCCGCGGTGACGCGGCGCGTCGCGCGTCAAGGCGACGGCCACGGCGCGCTCCAAGTCCTCGCGAAACCAGCGCACCTCCTTGCGGCTGACAGTGACGTAGGTGAGCGGCCGCTCGGCGCGCGGCTGGATCACGGCGACGACAAGGTTGCGCCCGTCGTCGTAGAGCCGGCGGTAGGTGTGCATGGCGCCAACCAAGTAGAACATCAGCTGGGCGTTGACGCGCTCGCCGCCGTCCGGGTCGCGGTACAGCGCGGAGACGCCGACGCCAGCGCCGAACTTCCAGTCGACGTGCAGCACGGTGGTGGGCGACCGCATGATCAGATCGCAGGTTCCGAACGCGCCGGGGATGCCCGGGAAGCGCACCGACTTCTCGACGCCAACCACTTGGAAGGAGCCGGGGCGGGAGGAGTAGGCAGCCTCCAGTTCGGCGAGGGCCGCCAGCGCCGGATCGATCATGGTGTCGAAATGCTCCTGCGTCAGCTGACGGTCGTGAACCTTGACGCCAACACTTGGCAGGGGATTGGCGCTCACCGCCCAGTCGCTGGCGAGGCAGCGCATATGCATCGCCATGGCCTCGTGCATGGCGGTGCCGAGCTCTGCGTACTCGCTGGTGCGCGAGGTCAGGGACCGCGGCAGGGCCGCAGTGGCCTGCCACGATCCCGGGCAGCTCAGAAGCCGCTCCGCGGTCGAGCCGCCAACTATATCGCTGTGTACTTCCGGTGTTTGCGTCACTGTCGCCTGCTCCCTGTTGCCTGTTTCAATCCTATGCCACTATCACAGGATGATTGATCCGGCAACAGTGCCGCGCGAGGCCGCGGTGGAGCGCGAGCTGGTGCGGCGCGTGCGGGCGCTCGGCGGCTTGTGCGAGAAGGTGCGGGTGGCCGGCCGGCGCGGTTTCTTCGATCGGCTGGTGGTGCTGCCGGGGCGCGTGATCTTCGTCGAGCTGAAGCGGCCGCGCTACGGAAGACTGTCGCCACACCAGAAGCAGTACCGCGATCGGTTTGCGGCGCTAGGCCTAGCGGTTGCCGTGGTGCGGCGCTCGGAGGATATTGACGCGCTGTTGAAATGAGCGCGCCGGCCAGCGGGCAAGGCTGACCGGCGCAGAAGTGCCAATGCATCCAAACACCAAGGAGGGTGTTCACATGACCTTACAGCCCAAGAAATCGAGTGTCTACCGTGACGGCGGCTACTGGCTGCGGCTCAAGCAGCTCGGCTACGACGTGATCTGGGCCAACGGCAAGGCCGGGCCCGGTTTCGGCTGGCCGACCCGCGCTAATACTCCGGCGGACATCGCGACCTGGAAGGGCGCCACTGCCGGCGTGCGCACCGCCGGGCAGCCTACGCTGTTCATCGACCTTGATGTGCATATTGCGTCTGCAATGGCCGAGCTGCTCGCCGAGATGGCGGCGCGCTGGCCGGACTTCATGGCGAAATGTCTGCGGCGGCATTCCGGCAAGGTATCGCTGTGTCTGATCGGGCTGTGCCCGGACACCGACCGGCGTGTGCTGCGCACGCGCAGCTTCAAGCTCGACCCGAGCAATGAGAACGAGAAGAAACAGCGCGCCGAAATCTACACCGGTAACGTCTCGCATTACTTCGCGGTACACGGGCTGCACTCGTCGCCGCCGGACCGTCACTACGACTACCACGGCCGCTCGATCCTGGACGTTCCCCTGCGCGAGCTGCCGATATTCCCGGCGGCCGACCTCGGCAAGCTGATCGACCTGTGCGAGGCGGTGCTGGCGCGGCCGCAGCACGGCCTCACTGGGTTGCTGGGGACGCGCACCGAGGGGCTGGCGGCGGAAGTGTTCGATCTGCTGCCGGAGCAGGTGTTCAAGCTCAAGGATGGCGACACGCTGACCTTGGCCGAGCTGGCCGAGGATGTGCGCAAGGCCGGCAAGCATGAAGGCTTCGCCACGATCTGGGACGTGTCCTCGAACAGTCCCGACCGCGTCAAGGCCAATTGGCACGGCCTCTACGGTCTGCAGCTGTTCGACACCCACCTCGACGTGAAGCACTACTTCGCCGCCGCGCAGCCGGTCGACACCGAGGCATTCGGCGCGCAGCTGGCGGCGGCGATCGGCGCCACCGCCGAGGAGCCGGCGCCCGACAAGCCGGCCTACGATCCCGCCGAGGCGCCGCGGCGGCCGGCCGATACTGCCGGTTTAGCGCTGCAGACGAACTGGCTGTTATGCACGCACGCCTACTGCGCGCCATTTGACACAGTGGTCGAGCTGTTCGAGCCGAGCGACGCCTGCCATCTGCGGCCGGTGGCGTTTCAGCGGCTGTTCCGGGCGTGGCGCGAGGAGAGCCTCGGGCCGCGGCAGGGTCAGCGCATCAGCTACGCCTACGCCGCCTGGGAGGTCGCCCCGCGCCGGGTCAACGTGCGCGGCGTGCGCATGCACCCGGGGATGGCGTTCCCGCTCTACGAGGAAGGCGGAGCGTTCTACAAGAACACCTACCGGGCGCCGCACCACGAAGGCGCCGGCGCGCTCGGGCCCTGGCTCGCCTTCATCGAGCACCTGCTGCCCGAGCCGGTCGAGCGGCACTGGTTTCTTGATTGGCTGGCGCACAAGCTGCGCCACCCTGAAATCCCGAGCATCAGCATCATCATGGTGGCGACCGACGCCAGCGGCGCGCCGGTCTATGGCTGCGGCCGCAATACGCTGTGCAAGATCATCACGCACCTGCTCGGGCCGCGCTACGTGCGCTCGCTTGACTTCGACGTGCTGGCCGGGCGCTCGGCGCAGGGCGTCTACACCGACTGGATGGCGTATTCGGTCATGGTCTACGTCAGCGAGGCGCGCGACGCCGAGGGCGGGCGCTGGACCAGCCGCAATGCGCTCTACGAGCGGCTCAAGGAGCTGGTCGACCCGACGCCGCAGCCGCGCACCTTCCACGTCAAGGGCAAGCAGGCGTTCGAGGGGCTGTCGTTCACCTCCTATATGATCATGTCGAACAACAACGACGCGCTGAAATTGCCGGCCGACGATCGCCGGTTCACGGCGCTGCGCAACGGCGTGCGGCTCGAGCAGCCGGCCGCGAAATTGATCAACCACTGGATGGGCGAGCCCGGCAACATCGCCGAGCTGGCGCGCGCGCTCGCGGCGCGCGACCTGTCCGGCTTCAACGCCTATGAGCCGCTGCACACCGCCACCAAGACGACGATGCAGGAGCTGGCGCGTACCGAGTTTGACGACTGGTTCCTCGACATCCGGCGCCGCCTCGGCCCGCACGCCCTGTTCACCGGCGAGTTGATCGAGCAGGCCATCAGGCTGGAAGCTGGGAGCGACCATAGCCACGCGCTGCGCGACCGGGTGACGGCGCGGGTGCGGACGGAGGCCATGGGCGTGCCCACCCTCGACCGGCCGCGCATGCCGCTAAACCCGCTGACCGGCCGGCGGGACTGGATCATGTGCTGGCGCGGCTACGACGGGCCCCGCATTGATACCCTGGAGCTGGCGCGCGCCCTGGTCGAGCGCAGTCGTGCCCTGCTGCTGGGCGGCGATGAGGGTACGGACCCGGCAGCTGGCGGGGCGAGCCCCGGCTCGCGCCCCAACTGAAATCCGTTGGCGCGCCAGCGAGTTATCGACAGCTGGGGTGTGAGGGTATGAGAATATAATAATATAATAGAAGGTATATATATGTATGTTTATACCACCTGTATCTGCTCTATACAGTCTCTATAGCACTTCAGGCGGCCGTACCCCCGGACCCCGGGCCGCCCTGGTGGGCGTCGCCCTCGCCCTCGGGGCCGCCCTGGCGCTGGCAGTGCTGACGCCGCCCCCGGCGCCGCCGACCCGCCCACCAGCCGTGCCGCGGGAGGTGTTCAAGGGCGACCGCTTGGATCGACAGCTGGCGCTCGCCGACCCGGTGGTGTTCGCCCGGGTCGACCCGCCGCCCGCCAGCGCGCCCGCCGAGCTGTTCCCGCTACCGGTGCCACCACCACCGCCGCAAACCGCACCAGCGGCCGACCCTGAGCCCGTGCGCCGCCATCGGCGCGCCGGCGGCGCCGGCCTGTGCGCGCGCCACGGCCTGCGGACAATCTGGTATGACAACGGTCGCCGGTGGCATTGCCGGCGTTGAGAGGATTGGAACCCATGAGCTTGAATGATGGCAACGGCCGGCAGCCGATCGGCTTGGCGGCGATCACCGCGGCGCAGCAGGCGCCGCAGGAGGATTTAAGCGAGCACCGCCGGCAGGCGGTCGAGCACGGCCTCGTGCAGTATCAGCGCCTCGCCCATGAGCGCGACGATATGGCCAGGGAGGTGTCGAGGTTACGGCAGGAGCTGGCCGAGCTGCGGGTGATGGTCGACGCCCATGATGGCCTGCAGGCGGCGATGGAGAGCCGGGCGCAGTCGGCCGTGCTGGCGCGCGATCAGGCGATCGCCGACCGGGTGAAATGGGAAGGCCTGTTCACCATGATCAATGCGACGCTGCGGGCGTTCGAGGTGCCGGCAGCGCCGCTGATTGTGGAGGCGCGTCCTACTGCGGCGTCTGCCAGCGGATGACGGGCAGCGTGAACAGCAGCTCGTCGGCGCCGTAGACCGCGCGCGCGCCGCAGCTCTCGCACGTCCCCCTACGCATGTCGGGCTCGCAGTTGTGATGTTCGCGGCCGCAGGCGTTGCAGAACCCGGGATTGTCGAGCGTCAGCATACGGCGCTCGACCGCCTCGCAGATCACATCATCGGTCAGCTTAGGGTGTAGTTTCATTTGAACGCCCCGCTCGTGCGGAGCATCTGCTCGTTCTCTCGGATCACCGCGCGCTCAAGTGCGGCGACCGTACGATAAGGGCCTCCGATCCTACGTTTCTGGCCACGCTTCTCGAACAACGTGAACGGTCCGTGACGCGGACCGCGCGTCGACAGGGCAAGGTGGGATGCATATGCTCGAACCCTCTGCTCACGTGTCATGTTCAATCCTCACGGCCCTTGTATCAGTCCAGCGATGGGTGGCCGGCTGTTTCACCTCGACGGTGCGCCAGCCGGTGACGAGCGTCCAGCGCATCATCAGATCGTGGACGTAGGCGTCGGCTTCCTTGCGGGTGGCGAAGGCGATGCCGTTGCTGGTCCACTGGCCGGAACGGTCGGCAATAACTTCAGGCTTCCAGCTCATTGGTGCGGCTCCGTGAAGGCCCAGCGCTGTGAGAACGTCATGATCGGCTGCTGCTGTTGCTGGTAGGTTGGCTGCGGCCACGGTCGCGGCGGTGACGGTGGCGTGAGCGCGCTCAGCAGCATGAAGGCCAGGAAGCCGATGAGCGCGGCGGCGTGCGCCGGGTGCTCGCAGGCGCTATGCCACAGCCACGTGATGGTGCAGGCGAGTACACCCAGCACGAAGTAGATCGTTGCGCCGGTGATGATGAGATGGATGAGCAGGTGCATGTCAGTCCATCCTCGCGACTTCGAACGAGCCGTCCTTCTGCACGATCGCCACGAAGGCGAACGGGTAGAACACGACCATCTCGTCGCGCAGCCGCATGAAGGCGATCGGTGACAGCGGCGGATCGCCGGGGAATTTAAGATTGCCGCTCTTAGGGTCGCGGGTGAAGCCCGCGACCGGCACCCAGCCGCCGCCGTGCTGGTAGTTGGCGTCGAGTTGCTCGCGCGCCGGCCGCGGGTCTTGCGGATCGATGAAATACGGTAGCAGCCCGAGCTGCTCGGTGATCATGCTCATGTCAGACCTCGATGTCGGCGCCATCCCACTGGTGCTCGCAGCCCAGGCAGATGAACGCGGTGCCGTTAGAATTGCCGTCGATGTCGGCGCCGGAGCATTCCGGGCAGCGGGTGCCGGTGGCGCAGCGCGCCAGCATGTCGATGCGGGTGAGTTCCTCCTGATCGTTGTCGAGCAGCGCGCGCAGTGCGAGAGCGTCCCAGTTTGGCCGGTAGGTCATGTCAGCCTCCCACATCGGTGTAGGCTTCAGTGCGGGCCGCGGCGGCGTTGCGGTCGAGGACCATGCCGGCGATCCAATCGCGGTTGAATGACATGAACCCGAGCGCATCGACGTGGCGCTCGAAATCAATGGATTGCAGCTTGCTGTGGGTGCGGGTGGTGGCGTCCCAGGTGCGGCCGGTGACGGTCCAGATCGGCTTATTGGTGGTCATCTTGTCGGCTCCAATCAGTGGCCGGCCACAGGCGGCCGGTACACAGTCCTCGCACGGCCATAATGGCCGGTCAACAACTATTTCACATTCTGTGAATAAATCGCTTGCCGGCCAATATGGCCTATGCGATGGATATGGACCGGCGGCGCCGCCGCCGGCCAGATTGGAGCTGAACATGACGACTGACCTGCGCTACATCAGTGACATCGTTCGCACTGACATCGATGCCGACTTCACAGACTTCAGGATGCGTGATCGCCTCGGCCGCGCCATTGGCTGCCGCTGGTACCTGCGGCATTGTACGGTGAGCTGGCTGACCGACGAGCAGTCGGCGGCGAAGCGGGCTCGGGGTGACGTGCTGTGGCTGCGGCCGGCCGATGCGCTGACCGACTACGTCGAGCTGGACACGCAGGCGACCCGCAACGGCGAGCGCTACGGCGCCTCGACGCCGCGGCGCGAGTTTGCCACCGAGGCGGAGGCGCGCGCGGCCCTGTTCAAGCATCTGGTCAAGGCGCACAAGTACAACGCGAAGGTGAATGCGCGCGCGCCGGTGCCGGCATGAGCTGGCAGTATCGGCGCGAGATGGCGCCCGGCGAGCTGGCGGACTTCCTCTGTGACCGCGGGCTGCGGCAGCTGCAGCTCGCGGACTATCTCGACATCGGCGAGCGCACGCTGCGGCGCTACCTGACCGGTGAGGCTCCGATCCCGGTGCCGATCGTGCTGCTGCTGCGCGCACTGGCGTGGCACGAGGAGGCGCCGGTGGTGCCGATCCTACCGCCGCCCAAGTACCGTAAGGGTCTACCTGACGAGGGTTGCGTTTAGGACTGCGTTTCGAGGTTCCAAACGCAAGGCGGCGCGCGGTTGCGCGCCGCTTCACATTGTGTGATGGTTCGCAGGCATGAGCGAGAGCAGCAAGCGGCCGTGTCTGACGTGCGAGCATTGTGTGCGTATTCCGCCGCCCGACTGGAGGTCTGAATACCGAGGCGACACCTACAGCGTCTACGACCTCGCCAGCGCGGTGCGCGCCAAGTCGCCATACGGTACGCTGCAGTGCAGCCTGCATCCGGTTTGGGTTGCGGTGTCGCTGCAGCATCATTGCGGGCAGTGGCGGAGCGGCATAGGACAGCAGGGCGAAACGGTTTCGGAGTTTATCCACGGCGGCTGGATCGAGCGCGAGGTGAGTCGTTTGCGTGATGAGAACAGGAAGCTCAGGGCGTCGCTCAAGACCGCGCGCAAGCGTTCAACGTCGCGATTGGCGCGGCTGAAGAGGGAGGGGGCAAGTCCCTGAGCTAAGTGTCTAAGTCTAAACCTCGAACAATGTTGGATGTCCGGTCGTTTGCGCGCGGTTACACCGAGCAGGCAATTCGCATCCTCGGCGGCATCGCCAAGGCGAGCAAGAATGAGAACGCGCGCGTCGCCGCGTGTCAGGTTCTGTTAGATCGCGGCTGGGGCAAACCATCACAGCCGCTGACCGGCGCCGGTGGTGAGGGCGACATCAGAATAACTATCAGGAATATCATCGAAGGAAGTAAACCAACCAAGCCAGCGAAGTGATTGGAGCACGACATGGCGCAAGTAAACAAGGACAGCTTCGTTACTAAGCATACCCGCGGCGACTATCAGGCCGCGATCGATGGCATCATCACGAAGATCAATGAGGTGTTCGCGCGACATCCGCAGACTTGTTATCTGGTCGGGCTGCACGCGCTGGCGCATTCGATGGCGATGCTGCTCGGCCCGTCCAATCCGGAGACGAGAGCCGATTGGGTGCGCGATCTGCCGGGGCTGCTGCGCGGCAATATCGCCATGCTCGACAAGGCGTTCGGCCGCGGCCCGCGCCGTAAGCCGTTTCCGGGCATGGTCAACGATAGCCACTTCGAGCTGACGATCGAGGAGGGAGCGCAGGTATTCGAGCTGCTCGGGCCGATGGGTGAGGCGATGACAGGGCAGCCGCGTCTGGTCGGCCTGTTGGCGTTGTCGCGCATGATGTCGGCGATATTGGCCGAGGCGCCCGATGAGATTATGGAGCGCGCCTGCCGGCTCCTCCCCGAGGTGGTTGCCGGTTTCATTGTCGCGCTCGATCAGGTGATGGCGGAGCTGCGCGCGGAGCAGCGGCAGTCGACCAACCATTGAACCCGCGTCACGGACCAGATGATCGACATCGTCCTGCCTCATGACGGCTGGCTGCCGCGGCCGCACCAGCTGAGGCTGTGGCGCTATCTGCAGGACGGCGGCAAGCGGGCGATCGCGATCTGGCATCGGCGCGCCGGCAAGGATGAGGTGGCGCTGCACTACGCCGCCGTCGCCGCGGCGCAACGGGTCGGCAACTATTGGCATTGCCTGCCGGAATATAACCAGGGCCGCAAGGCAATCTGGACTGCGGTGAACGCCCACAGCGGCAAGCGCCGCATCGACGAGGCGTTCCCGCACGAGCTGCGGACGAACACCAACGATAACGAAATGTTTATTCGTTTCGTAAACGGCAGCACTTGGCAGGTGATCGGCTCCGATCGCTACGACGCCACGGTCGGCGCCGGCGTCGCCGGCATCACCTATTCCGAGCACGCGCTCAGCAATCCGAGCGCCTGGGCCTATCACCGCCCGATGGTCGAGGAGAATGATGGCTGGGCGGTGTTCATCACCACGCCGCGCGGCCGCAACCACGCCTGGGAGATGTTCAAGCACGCCTCCAGTTCACCCGGCTGGTTCGCCGAGCTGCTCACCGCGGTCGACACTGACTCGCTTAGCACGGCGCAGCTCGAGGCGGCGCTCGCCGAGTACAAGGCGCTATATGGCGAGGATGCCGGCGGCGCCCAATTCCGCCAGGAGTACATGTGCGACTGGGCCGCGGCCGTGCTCGGCGCGTTCTACGCAAACGAAATGGCGGCCGTGCGCAAGGAGGGCCGCGTGCTGCCGGTTGAGGCCCTGCCCGACGCGCCAGTCGATCGGGCTTGGGACTTGGGCGTGCGCGACGACACCGCGATCTGGTGGTTCCAGGTGCAGGGCGCCCAGGTCGTGCTGCTTGATGTCTATTCGGCGTCGGGCGTTGGCATCGAGCATTACCTCGCCCAGGTCGAGGAGCGCGAGCGGGTGCATGGCTGGGGCCGCGGTAACGATTGGGTGCCGCAGGATGCCAAGGTCAGGGAGTGGGGCTCTGGACGCACCCGGGTGGAGACCATGCAGCGCCTTGGGCTTAAACCGATGCTGGTGCGCGCAGCATCGATCGATGACGGCATCAATGCGGCGCGACGCACGCTTCCTCTGTGCGTATTTCATCCCCGATGCGAGGCCGGCATGGCCGCTCTGGAGCAGCACAGAAGGGAGTGGGACGACGACAAGAAGGCGTTCCGAGCCAGCCCGCTCCATGACTGGACCAGCGACAAGGCCGATGCGTTCCGCTACCTCTCGCTTGCATGGCGGCCGGCCCCGACCCGTGTGATAGTGCCGCCGAAACGCACCGGCTGGACAATTCCGCCGCCGGAGGAGCCGCGCAAGGGTATGCGCTTGTGAGGGACGCATGGCGCGTAAGCCGCGACGGCCGCCGGGCTCCAAGCCACCGCTCGGTTCATACGCGGCGCGCAGCGATCCGCGGCCGCTGACGGCGCCGCCGCCGCACGACGACGACGTTCGTCACGACGACCAGGAGTACAATCCGGCGATCGAGCCGCGCAAGGCGCTGGCGTGGCTCAACCTGCTGGAGGAGAGCGAGACTGCGTTCAAGGACTGGAACACGCATTGCGACCGCATTGACGAGCGCTACGCCTCCCTGGCGCGGCTCGCCAACATGGCGCGCAACAAGGAGTTCCAGCTGTTCTGGTCGAACTGTGAGGTGCTCAAGCCGGCGATCTACGCCACGCCGCCATTGCCGGTGGTGGTAACCAAGTTCAAGGACCGGCGGCCGGTCTACCAAGCCGCCTCCGAGCTGCTCGAGCGCTGCTGCACCGTCGCCTTCGACATCGGCCATGTTAACGATGTTATGATCCAGGCGCGCGACGATCTGGCGCTCGCCTCCCGCGGCGTGATCTGGTGCCGCTACGAGAGCGGCAAGGGCAAGGACGCAGGATATTACTCGCGGCATGAGCGGGTCTGCTACGACTTCAAGCAGCGCGGTGACTTCCTGCACAGCATATCGCGCAGCTGGCAGGAGGTCTGGTGGGTCGCGGCCGCCTCCTACCTGACCCGCGACGAGGCGCGCACGCGGTTCTACGAGCATTCCGGCGATGCGTATCAAGACGCCGAGTACCGCGTCGACAAGGACGTGCAGAGCATCGGCGGCGCTGACAACCGCGAGCGGGCGAAGTTCTGGGAAATCTGGAACAAGAACGAGCGCCGCGTAGTCTGGGTGGCGCAGGGCGCCGAGGACATCCTCGACGAGGACGATCCGCACCTCGACTTGCAGGATTTCTTCCCGTGTCCGCGACCAGCCTATGGCACCATGCAACGGCGCTCGCTGGTGCCCGTGCCGGACGTGCTGCAGTACAAGGACCAGCTCGACGAGATTGACATGCTGACCGGGCGCATCCACGCGCTCAGTGACGTGCTCGAGGCCAAGGGGTTCTATCCGGCCGGCGGCGCCGAGATTGCCGACGCGGTCAACACCGCGGTCGCCATCAAGTCGCCCGGGCGCGTTCTGGTCCCGATCAGCAATTGGGCCGCCTTCGGCGGCAGCAAGGAAGTAATCATCTGGCTGCCGATCGACATGATCGCGCAGGTGGTGACGACGCTCGTCGACCTGCGCAAGCAGGTGATCGAGGATGTCTACCAGATCATGGGATTGTCCGACATCATGCGCGGCGCCACCGACGCGCGCGAGACGCTCGGCGCGCAGGAGCTGAAGACGCAATTCGGCTCGAGCCGCGTCCACGACAAGCAGAACGAGCTGGCGCGGCTGGCCAAGGACTTGGTGATCATCACCTCGGACATCATCACCGAGAAGTTCAGCGCCGACACCATTATTGAGATGAGCCAGACGCAGCTGCCGACGCAGCAGATGCAGCAGCAGCAGATCACCGACATCGGCAAGCAGATGGCGGACCAGCAGAAGGCCATGCAAATGCTGCAGCAGCTGCCGCAGGCGCAGCAGATGGCGCAGCAGAACCCGGACGGCGCCGCGCAGATGAAGCAGCAGGGCCAGCAGCTGATCCAGTCCGGCCAGGACGCGATCAAGCGGCTGACCGAGCAGCCGACGATCGAGCAGGTGCTGGCGTTCCTCAAGGATTGCCGCTCGCGCGCCTTCACCCTCGATATCGAAACCGACAGCACCATCGTCGTCGACGAGAACGCCGAGAAGCAGCGCACCAACGAATTCGTGCAGGTGCTCGGCACGCTGTTGCCGCAGCTGGCGCAGATGGTGGCGGCCGCGCCGCAGTCCGCGCCGTTCTGTTCCGAGCTGCTCAAGTTCAGCGTCAAGCCATACCGCACCGGCCGTTCGCTCGACGGCGCGATCGACGAGTTCGCCGAGACGACCAAGCAGCAGGCGCAGCAGCCGCGCGGCGACGACCCGGCGACCCTGCAGAACAAGACCGCGCTGCAGATCGAGCAGCTCAAGCAGCAGCGGCAGGCGCAGCAGGATCAGGCCGCCAATGCGCTCAAGCAGCAAGAGCTGCAGATGAAGGACCAGCACACGCAAATGCAGATCGCATCCAACGAGAAGCTCAAGATGCTCGAGCTGAACAGCCGCGGCGCCGCTGAGCAGGCCAAGGCGCGCCAGAGCAACCTGCAGAGCATGGCCGAGGGGCAGGCGCATCAGGCCGACATGCTCGGCAAGTTCGCCCAGGCGCGCGCCAAGGAGACCGAGGCGCTGATGAAGCAGCGCGAGCTGGCGGCGCGCACGCAGGCGCATCAGGCCGCGGCGATGCGACCGCCGGCACCACCGGCGAGGCCGTTCTGATGACCAGCGAGCAGCTCGACGAGATGTATGAGCGCTCCAAGGATGACCGCGCGGTCTTCGTCGGCAGCGAAATCAGGCAGCTGATCGGTATGATCCGGCGGCTGCAGCTCTTGGTGCTTGAGCTGGATGTAGCCCAAATCCCCGATGATGAATTCATCGCGCTCTACGACGAGATGACTAAGCGCCGTGCGACCTTGCGGAGAACGCGCTGATGGCCGCCTTCGTCAAGTTCAACAGCTTCATCGACGAAGTGTCGAAGGGCAGCCATAACCTGCAGACTTGCGTTTACAAGGCGGCGCTGACCAACACGGCGCCCAATCCGGCCTCGGACACAGTCTGGTCCGCCGCGGTGTACCCGCCGCCCGCGGCGGCCAATGGCTACACCGCGGGCGGCAACACGCCGGCCGTGACCAGCGCCGTGACCACAGCCGGCACCTTCGCGGCGGTGCTGGCAGATACGGTGTTCACGGCAGCGGCCGGCGGGATCGGGCCGTTTCGCTACGTCATTCTCTACAACAGCTCGGCTGCCAACAAGGTGATCGGGTTCTACGATGCCGGCGCCAGCGTCACGCTGCCGAATGCCGGCGACAACTTCACGGTCGACTTCGACAACGTCATCGGGGCGTTCACGCTGTCATGACGCGCGTTCCCGAGCGCTGGGATGTAGGGCAATGGGACGAGGCGCACTGGGACGGTCAGCTCGGCCTGGATGCGGCGCCCGGCGCCTTCAGGCTGACCGGCCGCCCGATCGCGCTGACCTACGCCGACCGCATTGGCTTGCTGCCGGGCAGCTTCGCCCTGTCCGGCAGAGCGGCGGCGCTGCGGTTGGCCTACCGGCTGACCGCAGTGCCCGGCGCCTTCACGCTGACCGGCAGCCCGGCCGGCCTGTTCGCGACCTCAGCCAGTGCCGCCGTGCTGCACGTCACGCCGGGCGTGTTCCAGCTGATTGGCTTGCCGGCCAGCCTGACGGTCACCCTCCGGCTGGCCTACCGGCTGACCGCGGCGCCGGGCGCATTCACGCTGACCGGCAGCCCGGCGGGGCTGTTCACGACCTCGGCCGGCGCCGCCGTGCTGCACGTCACGCCGGGCGTGTTCCGGCTGCTCGGTGCGGACGCTGGTTTGACGGTTGCCTTGGCGCCGCCGGTCGGCACTGTGCTGCATGTCACGCCGGGCGTGTTCCGGCTGCTCGGCGCGGACGCTGGTTTGACGATCGCCCTGGCGCCGCCGCCGGGCGGCCTGCAGCTCCTCGCCGAGCCTGGGCGCTTCATCCTGACGGGGCGTCCGGCGCGGCTGGTGGTCGCCAAGGCGCCGCCACCGGGCGAGCCGCCGCCAGGACGGCTAGAGTTCGGCACCCGCGCCTTCATCCCGCACTGGTGAACGGCGAGACGCATTTCGCCGCATATGCGAAATGCGCGTGCAAATGCGTTCGACTGCGCGCAAACGGCGGTGACATCAATGGCCGATGATGACCTCGAGTATTACCCGCTGCCGGAAGGGTACGGAGCCGAGCCGACTGCTCGCATCAGGGTCGGACCCCAGGCGCTCGGCGAGATAGCGTCGACTGATTACCAGCCCGACGCCTTCGACCTCGCCGCCGGGCGGGTGCAGCGGCGCTACGCGGCGCCACAGCGCGCCGTGCTGCCGGCCGGCCCCAACGATGTCATGGACACGCTCCGCTCGCTGCCGCGCGGCGTCATGGGCGGGCTCGCCGACACCGCCGCGGTCGGCGGACAGGCGGCGGCGATCGAGATGGGCGATGACAGACCCCAGCCGACCGGCGAGGAGGGTCTGAACCTGCTCGAGCAGAACGTCACCGGGGCGCTGCCACAACCCGTGACAGAAGGCGGCCGGGTCGGCGCCAGCATCGGGCATGTGGCCGGCAACCCGGCGAATTGGGTGGCGCCCGGCCTCCTGCGCACGCTGGGCTACAACGTGGCGAGCGGCATCACTTCCGAGCTGGGCCGCAAGCTGTACGAAGGCACGCCCAACGAGCGCGTCGCCCAGGTGCTCGGCGGGTTCGGTCCTGGGGTCGCCGAGCGCGCCTCGGCGCTCTACAAGTTCCTGCCGCAGGGCTCGGCGGGTGCGATCGGCGGCAAGCTGGTGCAGCCGACCTTCGGGCAGCGCATCATCTCGTCGACCAGTCCGTTCGAGCTGGCACGGCCGCAGCCCGAAATGTTCCACCGTATCTCCGACCGCAAGCTGACGCGGCCGCTTGAGGATATTCCCTTCGAGACGACCGGCGCGATGCCGGCGCAGCCGCCTCCGGTTACGCCGACCGATATGGCCGGCAAGTTCATCATGCCGGTGGTTGGCGATCGTACCGCCGCCGGGCCAATGCTGCACAGTGTCGACAACATCCCGCTGACCATACCGCTGGAGCTGCGCGGGGGTCACGGCTACATGCGCAACTATCAGGGCTGGGCAAACGATGCCGCGCAGGCTAACGAGATTACCAGCCGTGCGGCGCGTTACGCCAAGAAATACGGCACCGATGTGATCGGCGCCTACACCGCGATGAGCCCGCGGTCCGGTGATTTCTCGCATCAGACCTGGGAGACGCTGGGGCGGATGCTGCCCAACGCGCCGATGACGCGCGCCGGCCGGCAGGAGCTGAACGAGCAGCTGCGCGGCATGGCCGGGCTGGCGCAGGCGCCGAGCGTCGGTTCCACCAAGCTGGCGCCCTGGCTGTACAGCCAGCCCAATGCGGCGCGCCAGGAGTTTATCCGCGCGGTTGACCAGAGCCGCATACCCGGCACGCCCGATGTCACCGCGGTGCGCACTGCGATCACCGATCCGGCGCTACTCAACGCGCCGGCCAATTCGTCCGGTCTGTCGATGACGCGGCTCACCGGCGGGGCGACCAGCAAGGGTACGCACCCGGACTTCCCGCAGCACATCCCTGGTGAAGGCAGCCTCAGCTTCGGCCAGCAGCTGCCGCGCGAGGTGATGTATCAGGACATGGTGCAGGCGTTCCATAACGCCGGCAAGCCGCCGCCCGACTGGGCGCGCACCATGTACATGACGCCGAGCTATGTGGACCGCGGCCAGCTGGCGACGCCGCAGTGGGTCGAGAGCACATCGAAATACCTGGAGGATGTGCCTAAGCTGGGCCAACAGGAGGCGTTCAACCGCTTCCTCAAGAACCGCTTCAAGTGGGGCGCGGTTGGCGTGCCGGCGGCCGGCGCCGTCATGGGCGGTCTCGCGCAGCAGGACAGCTATCAATGAAACCCGCACGCAAGACGGCGCTGACCTTCGAGGAGCGCATTACTGCGGCGCACCTGCACTACGTGCAGGGGGTCGACCAGCATGTGATTGCGTTCGCTTACGGTGTTAATCCGGGCCGGGTTGCCGAGGCCTGCATAGCTATCCGGCTGGCGGCCTGTGATCCTAAGGGTTCGCGCGAGCTGATCGATAATGTCGCCGCCGCCGCCAATGGCGGCGGTGTGGCGATGGAATAGGACGCACCCATGGGACGACCTGTCATCACGGTGCCGAAGGGTGGGTTGGCGGTAGTTCTCGCGCCTAACGGCCTGCCGGTCGAGGAGAGCAGCAGCGGTTTCGGGCTGGCGGTGACGCAGGTGCCGGCGTTCGGCCTGCCGGTGACCTACGCCGGTGGTGGCGTCACGCCGCCGGACCCCGGCCCGCTGGTGCGCAAGTCGCCCGACAACATGACCGACATGAACGCGCCGCCGCCTTATGTCGTGACCGGCTCGGAATGGTACGTCTGGCAGCCGCCCTATTATTGTTTCAACAGCTCAATCAACAGCGGTTGGCAGACGAATGATCCAACTCCATTCCCAGCGTGGGTGGCCATTGACCTCGGCGCGGCGTTAAGCGTCAAGGAATACACACTGCAGACGCATCCGATATCAAACATCTCCTGGCTGGACTGGACCATGCAGGGTTCGCCGGATGGCCGGAATTGGACCCTGCTCGACACTCAGGTCGGGGCCGACCTCGGCGCGCCCGGCAATTACACGACGTTTCAACTACCGGCCTCTGTCGTCTACCGTTTCTGGCGCTGGAATATCACCAAGAGCAGCTACCCGACGCGGGTCGACGCCGGCAATATCGGGCTCTGGGGCTTCCAGAACCTCGACCCGGTGCGGGTGCGGGTATCGCCTAACAATATGACAGCTGATAATGCGCCGTCGCCGTTCGTGGCCTCGGCGCAGTCGATCTATGACGCGACACATCACGCCTATAATAGTTTCAGCGGCTTCCCGGGTGCCTTCTGGGCGGCGGGCGGTAACGTGCCGCAGTGGGTTCAGATCGACCTCGGCGCACCCGGCAAGGTGTCCGAGTATGAAATCACGTCGCGCTCCGATGGCATCTATCATCAGTGGCTGGATTGGACGCTCGCCGGCTCGCCGGACGGCAGTGTCTGGACCACGCTCGACACGGTGTCGCTGTCCGCCACGGTCGGCCTGAATGTCACACAGGTATTCGCGCTGGCCGCCCCCGCGACCTTCCGCTACTGGCGCTGGAACGTCACGCGGTCAAATCTGGCAAGCGCGGACTGTGGCCCTATCGGTTTATTCCGCTATGATCCGCCGCCGATGCTAGAGCGCATCCGCGACCGGCTTACGGCGCGACCCTCGGGGAGATGAGACGATGGCTCAATCAGCACTGACGGTGACACCGCCCAATCCGACGCCGCCAACTAACTTCTCGTTCCTGGGCACGACGCCGCCGACCGCGCCCGCGCAGCTGGCGGTCGACGACGGCGCCGCCGGGCCGCTGACCGCGTTCGCGGCGAAGCTCGCCTCAGTCGACAACGCCAACTTCCCGAGCCTCGACGCGGAAGGCCGCGGCACCGAGGTGGTGGTGACGCAGACCTACAGTCCGAGCACCTTCCTGCCGGCCGGGCCGCTGGTCACCGTCTCCGACCTTGGCAGCTACACCACCACGCCGAATGCGCAGCACGCCTCGAGCCTGTCGCCGGCCGTCAATCCAACGGCGACCAGCCTCGGCACGCCAAGCACCACCTCGGGCGGTGGCAACACCACGCAGACCGTCATCGGAACCGGCTTCACCAAGCAGTCGGTGGTGTTCGTCAACGGCGCTCCGGTGCCGACCAACGTGGTAACGCCGTCGCTGTTGTCGTGTCCCACGATCACCAAGCGGCCGACTGCCGGCACTTGGCCGGTGACAGTTGTGACCGGCGGCAGTGTCGTCACGGCGCCGCTGACATGGACATTTACCTGATGGCTACGAAACCCCCGCCTCCCGGCCAGAGCATCAACGAGCCGGATGATCCGTCACGCGCGCCGATCCGTGGCGGCAGCATCAACGAGCCGGCGACGGCGCCGCAGCGCCCGGTGATCACCGCGCTGGAGCCTGACAGCTGCGCGATCGGCGATCCGGATTTCACCCTCTACATCCAGGGTGAGAACTTCACCGCCGACAGCGTGATCCATTTCGCCGGCCACGACGAGCCGACGACGCATAACGCGGACGGCAGGCTGTCCACCGGCGTCAAACCCTCGTTATGGGGCGCCCCGGCCGCGGTGCCGTGTATTATCCGCAACGGGCAGCTCCAATCGGAGCCTGCGACGTTTACGTTCACGGAGGCCGCCGGTCGATCGGCGCGACCACCTGGGAGAACGCAGCGATGACCAACAAGCACGAGCACGACAAGGACAAGGACAAGCACGAGCGCGAGCAGGCGGAGCAGCGCCGCCAGCGCGAGCAGTACGAGCAGCAACAGCGCGAGCGTTTGCAGCGCGAGATGGCCGAGCAGCGCCAGCGGCAGGCGGAAGGCGGTGAGCATGCCGAGCAGCGCCAGCGCGAGCAGGACGAGCAGCGCCGGCGGGCGCAGCAGGGCTCGGACCAGTACCCGCGACACGGGCAGGACGAGCAGCGCCAGCAGCACGAGCGCGAGCAGAAGGAGGCGAGCGAGCAGGAAGCGCAGCGCGACACAGCCAAGCACCAGCGCGAGCAGGAGGAGAAGCGCCAGCGCCCGCAGCAGGGCCGCGGCGACCACGCCCAGCAGCAGCCTGATGATCGGCTGCAGCGGCAGCAGGAGGACGAGCGCCGCCGCGTCGAGGAGGTGCGTCACCAGCTCGACGAGCAGCACAAGCGCAACGAGCTGGCGCAGAAGGCGGCCGACGAGCGCATCGACCGGGACCAGCTCGATAACATGGTGAAGGCCGGCTACGAGCACATGGACCAGCCCGGCCTCGATCCGCGCAATCGCCCGAGCGACATGCTCGACCTTAAGGAGGGCGAGCGCGCGCCGCACAAGTCGATCCGCGATCTTGAGGATATTACCGGCAATCCCGGCCACCGCGGCGTGACGCCGTACGCGCCGGCGACCTCGATGAACCCGGCGCCCGGCCTGTACGATATGCCGCAGTCCATCAACGAGCCGCCCACGATCGCCGACGAGAACTTGCCGGAAGGCGCTCGCGGCGCGCAGCAACCACCATGGCAGCTGCCGGAGGACGCCCGCAACCGCGACGGCGCGCCTGGGCGTGGTCCTGGCCGCGACCCACAGGGCAGTCAGTATCCGGCTGGCCGTGAGACATGGGACAACGATGCCGAGCAGCGCCGCGAGCATGCCAACGCACCGCGACGGTGAGCTGATCGAGATAGCGCCCGGACGCTGGCGGCTGGCGCGGCCGAGCCGGCCGCCAGCACGTTCGGACCTGCCGAGCCCGATGATTATCCGCGACGAAATGGAGCCGACCGAGCAGGTCGACGGGCGGTTCTACACCTCCAAGGCCAAGTTCCGCGCGGTTGGCCGTGCCCTTGGGCTGATCGAGGTCGGCAACGAGAAGCCGCGTCAGAAGGTGCGCGCGACCGCGTCAGCTGCTAACAAGCGGGCGAGACGCTTGGCATTCCAGCGTGCCGCTGCGCAGCACCGCGCCGGTCGCCGCCCGCGCCAGGGAGGACAATCCAATGGCTGATGCACCCGCTCCGGCGCCAGCACCGGCGCCGGCACCCGCACCCGCGCCAGCAGCGCCGCCGCCGCGCGAGGTGGTGATCGACCAGAACCCGATCAACCAGCCGGCGCCGATCGGCTCCCAGGCACCGCCGCGCGGTGAGGGCGAGTACCGCAAGCCGGCGGGGCGCCCGGAGAGCCGCCGCGAGACGATCGCGCGGGCGTTCGAGAGCACCCGCGAAGGTGTCAAGTTCCCGGTAGCGAAGGCGAGGCCGGGCCACAATCAGCCGCCCGAGCCGGTCGCCGCCGAGAGGCCGGCCGCGGCTAAGGGCGAGCCGCCGATCGATCTGCGCAAGCGGCCGGCCGAGCGCGACGAGGGCGGCCGGTTCGCGCCGCGCGAGGTGGTGGGTGGGGCCCAGACCGGGCGGCGTGATCCGCGTTCCGGCCAGCTGCAGATGCCCGGGCAGCAGAGCGGCCAGCAGCCCGGCCAGCGGCCGCAGGCGGCGCCTGGAGCACAGCTGCCGGCCACTGACCCCTACCGCGAGCCGCCGCAACGCATGAGCGCGGCCGCCAAGCAGGCCTGGGCAGCTACGCCGGATCACGTCCGCGCCGACGTGCACCGCATGCAGAACGAGTTCGGCCGCTACTACCAGCAGTCCCGCGCCGACGTTGAAGAGATGCACAGCATCCGCATGTTCCGCGATCTGGCGCGCTCGCACGGCACTTCGCTGCAGAAGGCGCTGACCAACTACGTCAGCATGGAAACCAAGCTGCGCAACGATCCGTTGGGCGGGCTCGACACCCTCGTCCACAACATGAACCTGCGCACGGCGGATGGCTATCAGCTCACCTTCCGCGACATCGCGCAGTACGTCGCCTCGCAGTCACCCGCGGAGCACGCCCAGGTGCGCACCGCCAACGTCCAGGGCGCGCACGACGCTCGCATCGGCCAGCTCACCACCCAAGTCTCGAAGCTTGCCGCGGCGCTGCAGCAGATGCATAGTCAGCAGCAGTATTCGCAGCGCTACGGTCAGACGCGCCAAGGGGTCGATCGGTTCGCCGATACCCACCCGCGGCTGGACGAGCTGAGCGATGTGATTGTGCAGGAGTTGCGCGCCGGCCATACGCTCGAGAATGCGTACGCCCGCGCCAATCTGCTGCGACCGCCGACAGCGGCTCAGACCCGCAACGGTAACGGTAACGGCGCGGCCGCGGCTCAGACCCGCGCGCCGGTTGATCGATCCATTTCAGGTGCGCCAGCTGGCGCCGCCCCGAACGGGCGCGCCGATCGGCGCACGAGCAAACCAGGAAATCGCCGCGACATCATCGCCAACGCCGTGCGCAGGGCAGGTGGGTCGCTGTAACGGGGACCACCGATGCCTAATGTCACCTCGAATGCCGCCTACCAGCAAATCCTGTCGATGACGCTGGAGGACCGCTCGCCGGACTACCAAGACCTCGTCAGCAACAACAACGCGCTGCTGGCGGTGATGCGCCGCAAGGGGCTGTGGCAGACCTATCACGGTCCGCTGATCCGCCAGACCCTGCAGATCGGTAAGCAGAACGCGCAGTGGTATTCGGGCTATGATCAGCTGCTCAATCCCGCGATCGATCTGTTCAATGACGCCTTCTTCTCACCGAAGATGGTGGTCGTGCCAATCGTGCTCTCGATGCAGGAAATCCTCGGCAACGAAGGCGAGGGCCAGCTGATCGACGTTTACGATGCCTACATCGACGCCGCCGAGCGTGCGCTCGAGGATACGATGGACGCCGGCATCTACAGTGACGGCACCGCCAACGGCGGCAAGCAGATCACTGGGTTGGCGACGGCGGTGCCGATCGTCAACACCTCCGGTGTGTATGGCGGCATCGACCGCGGCACCGCGGTGATCTGGCGCACGCAGACGTTCGACGCGCAGACCATGAACGCGGCGATCGGCACGCAGGTCAACTCGACCACGATCCGGCCGTTCCTCAACGCCATCATGACGCGACAGAGCCGCGGCCGCGATCATGCCGACCTGCTGCTGATGTCGCCGGAGCATTACGCCGCCTACGACGCGGCGACCATCGCAATCCAGCGCCAGACCAATGACACCAGCCTCGGCAAGCTAGGCTTCTCGGCGCTGGAGTATATCGGCGGCGGTAAACGAGCAGAAATTGTGATGGATGGCGGCATCGGCTCCAACATGCCGGCCAACACCACGTTCGGGCTCAACACCGACAGCCTGCGGCTGCGCTATCATCCCAACCGCAATTTCGACAAGCTGTTCGACGGCGACGGCCAGATGCCGATCGACAAGGACGCGGTGGCGCAGTTCATTGGCTGGATGGGTGAGCTGACACAAGTCAATCCGCTGTATAACTGGCGGTTCTACGACAGCAACCCGGCCGCTTAAACCGCTTCTCGCCGTCTCCAATCCGGTGAGGAGTACGGAGCCGCCGCTTAGAGGTTCTCGCGGGAGAGCGCCCGGAGCGGCGGCTTCGTCTATTAGTTCGAGGAGATGTTGATGCCGCCCCTGCAAGACCCTGACAGTGTTCTGATCGTGCTGTTCAAGCACGCCGCCATCCCCAACGAGGCCGCCTCGGTCAAGGCCGGGCGTTTGGTCGCTGATGACATGGAGGTGTGCGAGGTGCGCTTCCCTGGCTCGCGCGCCGTCAGCGTGTTCCCGGCGCATACGTTCTGCCCGCTCAAGGTGTTCGACCCGCTGACCGGGCGCGAGCGTTCCATCACCTACGCTGAGCGCTTCGCTCCGCAATACAAACAATTTAGCGCGCACACCGCGCAGACCCGCACCGGCACGCCCCTGGATTACGCGCCATTCCTGACCGAGGCGCGCCGCGCCGAGCTGAAATCGCAGAACATCTACACCGTCGAGGCGCTGGCCCATATCGATGGTCAAGAGTTGAAGAACCTCGGGCCGGGCGCGCGCGAGCTCAAGAACGCGGCCGAGAGCTTCATCGAGCGCGCTGCGGCGGGCGCCGTGCCGATCCAGATGGAAGCCGAAATGGCGGCGATGCGGG